GTGTCAAAAAAACAGGTAAACAACCTATTGAGAAAAAAGTACCAGCCGCCAAAATGAGTGACAAAGAGACAATACAATACCTCATGGACAGAAATTATACGCTGGAAGAAGCGGCTGGGATGCTCAAGACTGCTGAAAAAGTAGCAGGACGGGCAAAAAATGGCAACATTGATATGATGTGGCAAATGGCTAAAAAAGAAGAGGCCATAGCGCAAGACCCAAGTCATGCAAGCACAGAACAGGACATGAAGAACGCCCGCGCCGCTGAAAATCAAGCGTGGCGCGGTGTCCCGTATAGCCCAACTTCATCTACTAGCACAAAACAGGACATGAAGAACGCCCGCGCCGCCGAGAATCTTGCTTGGCGTGGTGTGCCGTATAGCCCAACTTCATCGACCAGCACAAACAGTACGACAATTAGTAGCCTAAACATCTATACTCAAGCAACGGACGCGCTAGGTATTGCTAAAACATTGCCGCGTGTATTAGCTAATCAATCAGAGTCAGGAGCGTTCTAATGCCGATTACCCCTGTACCTAAGTCGCTATTTCCTGATGTGCCGAATGTGTTAGGTGTCCCTGCCTTGCGTCGATTAGGCACAGGCAAACAATTAGCCACCTTGTTGATTAGCCGTATTTTAGAGCGCATACTTTTAAGAAAGTTCACGCGGTCTAACGTCTGGGGACTGTACGACCAACGCGGCATTGTCGTTGTGTGTGACTCTATCGTAAGTTTTGACTTCAAAGGCGACTCTAAAATATCCGAAGTGCCTTTACAAAATGGTAGTTTTGCCGCTTACAACAAAGTCCAGTTGCCTGACTCGCAGATATTGAGAATGTCAAAAGGTGGCACAGACGAATCAAGAAACACGTTTTTAACCGCGATTGATGCGGCCAAAAAAAGCACTAACTTATACTCAATCGTTACGCCATCACGAACATATATTGATGTAAGTATTGAAAGTTACGACTACCGACAAACCGCACAAGATGGCATATCGTTATTGGTTGTTGATGTTCGCATTAAGGAAATTAGACAAGTAGCGGCTAGTTTTTCTACCGTTAAGCTATCTGATGTTAAAAACAAAGCTGCCGCTAGCCCTAAGAATAGTGGATTGGTTCAGCCGTCAAACGTGCCACCTTTTCAAAAAGAAAGTATTGCTGTGCGGTTTTTGAATGTGTTGGGGTTTTAACTTATGCAAATAATCCCGTTACGACCAGAACCCTCTCAAAATCTATCAATCGTGCTTGGTGGTCAAAATTGCGATATTAGTGTCTATACACTATCAACAGGTTTATATTTTGATTTGATGAGTAACGGTGAGCAAATTTGCTCTACTCGTTTATGTGTGAATGGTGTCGATATTATCCGTAATAAATCAGCAGGCTTTATTGGTGATTTTGCCTTTATTGATGTAGTGGGTATGGACAATCCAAATTATACTGGATTAGGCACTCGTTATGTATTGGTGTACCAATGACAACATCATTTCAAAATAAAAAATCATTACGATTTACGATAACACTAGCCGTGGGGGTGTTTAGCGGCACTGACAATCAGGTTGTTTTAGAAGGATACCGCGCAGTCGCTAACATTCAAAAAGCAGGTGGGCAGATGATGACTGTCGCCACTGTTCGTATTTTTGGTCTTGAGCAAGATTTAATGGCCAAATTAACGACGCTTGCTTTTTTGGCTATGAGCTACACTAAAAACACGCTACAGATTGAAGCTATCGACGGTGACACTAAGACGCTTGTCTATTTAGGCCAAATCATCAACGCATGGGGTGACTATTCAAATGCGCCTGATGTGTGTTTATACATTGAGACACAAACAGGATTTTTTGACCAGCTAACAGTTGCACCGCCAATATCTTATTCAGGCACAGTTAATGTCGCTGATATTATTCAGAAAATTGCAACAGGCATGGGCTTAGGCAAAATAGAAAATAATGGGGTCGATTCAAAAGTAAATAAACCGACATATAGCGGCACTTATATAGACCAATTACGCGCAATTACTCAAGACAAAGAGATTGATTTTTATTTTGATAGTGGCGTGTTGGCTATTACGCCCAAAGGTATTGCCCGTACTCAAGGTGTGCGAACTGTACCTAAAATATCGGACAAATCAGGACTTATTGGCTACCCAACATTTGACAAAGTGGGCATCACGTTCAAGAATCTATTTAATCCCGATATTCGATTTGGTGGGCAAATTTTAATGGAGTCGGATATTCCACAGGCTAACGGTGTATGGCAGGTATCGTCGGTTAATTATGATTTAGAAAGCGAAAAACCTAATGGGCAATGGTTCGCGTCAGTGAGATGCACAGGCACAGGATTAGTACCACGATGACAGAGATTTTTGGCAATCAATCAAGCACGACTCAATCTAGCGACTATAACTCGCTAGTGTTCTTTTTTAACCAAATGATGTTAAAAAAACACACTATGACTTTAGTGAAAGTGGTCGAGGTTAGTGATGGCAGCGTAGACGTTCAGCCATTGGTTAATCAATTAGATGGTAGCGGCAATCCACACGCGCAGGGTGTTTTGTATGCTTTGCCTGTTTTTAGATTGCAGGGTGGACGCTCAGGTATTATCGTTAATCCACAAATAGGCGACATTGGCCTAGCTATTTTTGCAGACCGCGACATATCAGCCGTTATCGCAACAAAGGTGCAATCATCGCCACCGTCTAGGCGTGTAATGAGTATGAGTGATGGTGTCTATTTGTGCGGTGTGTTAAATGCCGCAATGACTCAATATATTATGTTTGGTGGTGGGATTGTTGATATACTAAGCGCATCAACACGGATTAGCGGCAATTTGTCAGTTAAGACAGGCGCAACAGGTGGCTTTACAACACCTACTGGCAGTGTGGTCACGGTTGTTGACGGAATTATCACTAATATAACGTGAGGGTTTATGGCTGTAATTAACACAGAATACTACGCTCAGTTAATCAAACAGATTGACGATGTAACGTCATGCGCCGAATTACAGTCAGTGTCAAAAGTCATTATTGAGTCATTGCAAGCCCAGCTCAAAGTCGCAGAGGACTTATTAGCAAAGGTTGCGCCGATTTTAGACTTACTCACACCGCCAACATCGCCCGATGATGTAATTGATTGGATTAAGGGTCTGATTGATGGTGTATTAAAACCATTAGCTGAACCTGCGCTAACGTATCAAATTCAAATTGCGGCAATGTCGGTGTCATTAGCTGAGATGATAGATAAGATAAAAGAAAAAGCCTCACTGTTTACTGATTGCGAGATAACGCCATGAGTACGCTATTGTTGACTCAAGACACTTGGGATTTGTGCGTGGACGCGCTTGGTAATATAGCTGTAGCGACTGCGCCTTATTCTTACGCTCAAGACGTGGCAAGCGCGTGCAAATTATTTCTTGGTGAGCTTTGGTATAACACAGCGAAAGGCGTACCGTACCTAGAAGAAATTTTAGGGATGCTACCAACAGAATATGCGTTAAGACAATATCTTATTGATGCCGCGCTATCGGTTGATGGTGTCGTTAAAGCCGATGTTATTGTAAACTCATTTGACGGCCGCACAATCACGGGCAATATACAATTCGTTGACATAAACGGGAATACAGCAAATGTCGGGTTCTAGTAGCGTTCCTCCGATTGAATTTACAGACACAGGCATTGTCTTGCCATTAGAGTCAGATATTCTTGACGGTGTAAAGTTAGACACTAACGCGGCATTTGGAAATCAATTAAGCCAAAACTTAGAAACGCCGCAAGGTCAGCTTGCATCGTCGTGGACTGCCATCATTGCAGATAACAATTCTATTTTTGCTCAGTTTGTGGCACTTGTTGACCCTGCAACATCTAGCGGCACGATGCAAGACGCAATCGGTAAAATCTATTATTTAACACGCAAACCTGCCCTACCGACAAACGTCAGTGTGTTATGTCGTGGTGTTGTCGGTACGGTTATTCCTGCTAATTTTCTAATCACAGACGTTGACTCTAATTTATACTATGCTGTTGATGGTGGCACGATTGGCTCAGGCAGTACGGTCACATTATCATTTGCTAATACCGTCGATGGTGCTATACCCTGCTCAATTAACGGCGTTAGATTGTATGCCGCGTTAGCTGGTTTAGATAGCGTAGAGAATCCAGCCGCAGGTGCTTTAGGTCGAGCCGCAGAAAGTCCGCAAGAGTTTGAATATAGACGTTCGTTAAGCGTTCAGCAAAATACAAACGGGAGCTTAGGCTCTATTCTTGCCAATGTCTTAGCTGTTGATGACGTACTAGACGCTATCGTGATTGAAAATAGTACAGGCGATGTATTGTACTATGGCG